TCTGACGAAATTTATCAACTCAAGAATTTCCAAGATGCCCTGTTGAACAACATTGTGTTGCGCGGTGTCAGCCGTATTGAAAAGGTGATTCCGAGAAAATTAAAGGACATGGTGGTGTTGGAAGACGGCAAATATGTACGTAAAGATACGTGGGTGCTGGACACGACGGGTTCCAACATGTTGAATGTGTTGGGATTGGACTACATCGACTACCGTCGTACGTATAGCAACGACATTCGCGAGGTGTTTGATGTGTTGGGTATTGAAGCGGCCCGTCAAACGATTTACAACGAATTCTTCGATGTCATGGAGTTCAGTGACGCCTACATCAATTTCCACCATTTGAGTTTGTTGTGCGATCGCATGACGATGACCAAAGACATGGTGCCCATCTTCCGTTCGGGTATTTTGAATGACGATATTGGTCCGATTGCCAAGGCCACCTTTGAGGTACACACCGAAGTATTGTTAGAAGCCGCGCGTCATGCGGACTTTGATCACATGCGTGGTGTCTCGTCGAGTGTCATGTGTGGTCAATACGGCAATTACGGCACGGGGGCGTTTGGACTGGTTCTGGATATGGAGAAGATGCGTAATTTGTCAGAAGCCGTCATTGCCTCGCCGGACGGTGTGGACATTGACCGGCAGTTTGAATTGGCACAGAGCCGCACCGACACGTGCTCTAAAAAGGATCTGGAAATTCAAAACAACATTGTCAATATTCAGATGCCGATTGCGGCGGATGTATGTGACGACGATTATAACATGGGATTTTAGAGTGTTGCTAGTCAAATGGTAAATACATAAAAATTACACCAAAAATTTTATGTATTATTCGCGGGTCCTTTATGTTTCCTGCGCCTTACGCCGGGCCAGTTCAGCCGGAGGTATTTTGCGAGGAAAAACGTTCGGCAGACATTTTGTGAAACAACTGAAGCAATTTACGGATGATTCAGAGTCCGCCCGCTTACACGGTTCGCAACAATCGGGATCCGGTTTGGGCTCGCAGTTTCCGGGTTGTTCATCACAGTTATCACACCCTTTTTCCTGGCAGGTAGGGCAGGGGCAACACATGATGTTTACGGTTCCGCGAATTTCAACGGGAATTGTGGTAGACGGGACGCGTAGGGTGTCGGTAGGTTCCACAAAATTGGATTTAATCACCGACGAATCAAGTAAAACATCACCAGAATCTGAATTTTTCGAGGAAGACATGGGGTATGGTATATAATAGAAAATTATTTTATTTTTATGTATTTGTGTAGAAAATTGATATTTTTGTGTCATATTTACCTAGATGGCACAAAGCATTAGACATGGAACTGTTTGCGAATCTCCCCCAAGAGATCAAAAACATTATTTTGAGTTTTGACGGCAAGATCCGGTACCGCCGAGGCGAATATGTCAATAAAATTCATAGTGACGATGATCGGTACGGATGTTTGGCCAAAATCCCTCAGAGAACGGTCCACACCGACCCAGATGTGGCCTCGTACGTTTCGATGAAAATCACCCAGTACAAATGTTTCATGTATCATGTGATTACCAAAGAAAAATCCGTAGACTATATACTACAAACCCTGTTTTACATGAATTCACGTTCTGGCGTCAGCTTTTTGAACAACGAAATGACCATATTAAAATAACTAAAAGGCCGAATAGGACGACCCGTTTAGTAGCGAATTAGTTCCCCCTGAAGTAAAACTGGACTGTAATGTTTCGTATTCCGGATCAAGAGTATTACAAATTTCTAAAGCCTTTTTTAGTCCGGTTTTCTCACACATAACTAATGTAAAAAAATTGCCAAGTGCCTTGCTGTACATGTAACCCTCCCCATTGCTTCTCATTATTTCAAGTTCGATCTTGGATGTGACAATATGATAATATTCGGTTTTTAATTTACGTAAATGGTTCCGGAAATCGCGGTCGGAGAATATGTATTTCATCAATAGACCATTGTAAAAATAGCTGCCATGTGCTTTGATCTTTCTTTTGTTGGCAATTCGTGGCAGTACGTCCTGGACAAATACATGGAGTGTGTCGCGTTTCATGCGTTCAAATATCACGTCCTCATTGTCCTCCTTGTCTGAAGTATTTGCGGTATCGCGCTTTGTTTCGGAACATGCGTCGGTTGTTTCTTCTGTGATGGAGGGGGTCAACACATTCGATGGGGCCAAGATCTGGATCGGATCCCCGGGTTCTTCCGACGATACCGCAGTTAACGGGGTGAGGTTCTCGGATTCTTCCATAATTTTTGTATTATTACGTTCCTTTTCCCGTTCCTTTTCCCGTTCCTTTTCCCGTTCCTTTTCCTCTTCTTTTTCGATTTTATTTTTGGACAGGTTCTCCATGTGGGCAATCGACGCCTGAACGTCGGAAAAGTTTTCAAACATGACTTTCGACATTTCCGCGGGTGTGATGATTTCCTCTTTGAGACCACGAATACGGTCGGCGTCTTCTTCGGAAAGGCGTGTATCATAAAAGAATTCGAGCATTTGTCGGACCGTCGCATTGGAACAATTGCGAAACTTGGCAATGACGTCGATGCGTCCGGGCCGAATGAGCGCACTGTCCAACATATCAGGAAAATTCGATGTCATAATCACAATACGCCCCGGGTTCTCCAAGACCCCATCCAACAAGTTCAGGAGAAACGACAAATCGACCTTGTGTTTGTCCTCGTAGTGCTCGAGAACCGCCTTGTCCGTGTCCCGGGTTTCGGCGTCGTCCTTCTTGTTCTCATTCTTGAGTGCCCGTTCCATGACAATGTCGCTCTGACAATCCACGTCTTCGAGAACATAGATCCGCTGATCTAGAGGGATACAGTAGGTTTCCGCCTGACCCGTCATCGGATTCATTACATTCAAATTCTCGTTGAAAAAGAGGTTCTCCAGTTGGGTCTTGGTCATGTCGTTGTTCAAATTCACATTACAAATGTGTCGGTTGGTTTCATTGGCAAGGCATTTGATGGTCGACGTTTTACCCGTCCCGGGCGATCCGGACAAGAGCAAGCCCAATGTGTAGGGAATACCTTTTTCGTCGTACCACTTGCGATTCTTACAGAAAAAATGGACGCGGTTGCGGATGATTTCAATGTCTTCCCCGAACAAATTGGAGAACTTGCGGTTGGTCTGAAATTGTTTCATGACAAAGGCGAAATTGGGTGGCAAGCGCGACAAATCCTTGCGTTTATCAATGTCCATGGGTACTACCAGTGGATGCATGTTGAAATAGTAACGCCGGTTGCCCAGTTTGTTCTTCACATTGATGGTATATTTCTGTTTGATGTTGTCCAAGAAATTACGCAACTGATCGGTAGTTTTGGTGAAGCTGTAGACCTCGATGATCTGGACAATGGCCGCATGTCCCCCGTTGCTCCCTGCGCCCGTATTCATGTTGGTCGAGATGCTTCCCTGATTGCCCATTTCGTCGGCCGAGGTCGACTGCGTCATACGTGCGAAGATTTCGTCGTCGATATGAATCACGTCCTTTTGATTCAGGATGAAACTTTCGCGCACATAACTCACATGCGTGGTGTTTTTATTGTTGGTGATAAAGTCGAGGAGGGCCTGTCCCAGAATGTTGTCGGGGTTGTTCACATTGATGGTCACGGTGATGGACGCCGTCTTCTTTTTCACCTTGTTATCGGTCAAATCTTTGGTGACACTGGACAAGTCCTTCTTGATGTTCTCCAATTTATCGGTGTATTTCTTCATGAAAAAATTGACGATCACGGGCGCGTTTTTGAAAACGAAATCGACCACACTGGTGGCGACAAACACGTAAACCATGGAGAACATGTCATTTGGTTGTGACCGCCCGTGTCCGCTGCCACCGCCGCCATTCATATTATTTAACATTAGCATGGTCATCATGTTGGATTTAAGCGAGTCCATCATGTAATTGGACGATCCGCCCATATGATGCGAGGGGTTATTTGCGTGTTGGTTCATTTACATATACGTCTCCCGCATCTTTATTATATTTTTCGTGAAAAACATAAACACGTGGTAATGTAACATAGGGTATCGATGCACCCGATTTGGAGAACATTGCCGGTTGATCTCGTAATACAGCATATTATGCCGTTTGTTTATCAGCCTCAGGAGAAGCGGATGTTGAGGGACATTCGCAGTTTTTATGAGGATTTTTCCCTAATAGACGAGTCTTATGTTCACGATTACAATCATTATATGTTGTTGACCGATATTCTGGGGTTTTTTACTCTTCTTGAGCATTCACACTATGTGGAAACCGGGGTGGAAAAAATATTACGTCGTCATATGAAATACGCAGATTGTGATATATCTGTAATCAATAAAGCCATGTATAGCATGTATTACAAAAATCTGGAAAAGGAAGACAGCCTTGTACAAAAGGTCCGTTTTTTATGGGGGTTGATGCTCCCGGTAGAGCGAGCCCGGTTCATCAATAAATTCTTGTTGGAATACTGATTTTTATTCCTAGTATGAAGATATAGGCAAATATGCCGCTAAGCACGCTATGTTCTATGGGTTCTTCTTCGGTGATAAAAAAACCCGCATCTGCGACCATTCAGTATGCTTATTTTCAACCACCAACTACATTGGGTTCTATCACCATACAGGGAATTACGGGGATCTATGATTCTTTCACAGTAACACGTACAGGTGGCGGATTAACGACTTATACGTCTCCTATACAAACTTCTCCGGTGAATTCGTTTACGGATCCGACGGCGTTGGTGAACAATGCTCAATACACTTATACCATCACCCCGACATATAAGGGTGTGGCGGGGGGCGTTTTTAGTGCTATTTTAAATTTTACGACGGGGCTTTCAAACAGTATGATTTATTCGCTGGCTACGGTGGCGGGTTTGGCGGCCACGTATAATGGTGCGGGTAGTAATCTAAATCAGATAAGTTTTACCTATACGGGTACGAACAACGGCACTACCAACAATTATACGAGTTTATCTATACAGTATCCGGCGGGCATTGAAATTGCCCAGTCCAATTTTGTATTGGGGTCGAATACATTTACGGCCAATGTATTATATTCTCCTAATACGCAATATACCCATTCTATTTATGCGATAAACGGTGACGGGGTGCGTTATAATACTCCGGCTACTATAACGACGTGTACGTGGGCACAGATTACGGCAGCAGCATTCTCGACTCCGAACAACCGTAGTGTGAATATCATTGGTTCTATTACGGGTACTTACACAAAATTCAACGTTACGAGAAACGGAACGACGGTTACGGGAAGTGGTGCCACCGGTACGAGCTATGCGGATAGTTCGGGACTCGCTACCAATACGCAGTATACGTATACACTCATTCCATTGAATGCTCTCTCTTATGCGAGCCAGGCATTTACAAATATTACGAATCCGGCGAATGCGGGAACTCCTGGAAAAATTTATACTCTGGCAATACCGGACACATTAAACCTTTCTTACTCTAATAGTACATGTAGTACTACGAACATAAGTTTCACCTGGATTGGCACTGCTAATAATTTTACGACATTGTCTATACAGACATCCGCTGGAGTGGTATTAGGAACTCCTGCTTACTCGACAACTACTCAAACTTTTACTAGTACTACCAATCCTTATACAGCAAATATACAAGATTCGTTAAAAATTTACGCTGTAAATGGAGACGGTGTAGGATCGGGTATAAATTATGCATATACTGCTCTGACAGTTAGAACATGGGGCAGTATTGCAACTTCAAGTGCGGTGGCCGCTTCGACTGTTCAGATCAACGTTTCTTGTAGTGGGCCATTCGCCGGCGCATATCTTGTTTGGGGTACCGGAGGTGTAGGTACCGGATCTTTAGCCGTCTATAACCAGAGTACTATAACCAATCAGTCAATTGGCGGATTGTCAGCGAATACTTCTTATACGATTTATATTTATCCATATATTACGATAAATAGCACAAACTATCCTAGTTCGGCACCAGGTCCTTATGGTACTACAAGTGGTGTATCGTATGGTACAGTAACTGCTACAACTCCTGCGCCTTTAAGTTTTACCGGTAATGGATTTGTCGTGACTACAAGTGGCATTTATAGTGTTATCACTTTTACAGCTAGCGGAACTATATCATTATCAGTAGCAAGAACTGTTGAATTTTACTTACTTGGAGGTGGCGGGGGGGGTGGCACAGGAAATAGTAATATTCCCGGTGGCGGAGGTGGGGGCGGAGGATGTAGTACATCATCAAGTATGGGGGGTGGGGGGGTTTCATTTACAGCTGGTGTCACATATACTATTACTATTGGTGTTGGAGGTGGTAGTAATACCAAAGGTGGTAATACAAGTATGACCGGTGGATCAATACCAACAATAACCTCAGGAGGAGGGAATGCGGGGACGGCAGCCCCGGCATCTGGTAACGTGTCCGGTGGTACCGGCTCGATCACAGCAGGAACGGGTGGTAACTATGATTCAACTGGTGGGACAGGCCCCTATGTAGGCACTAATTACGGCGGGCCATTACAATATGGTGGCGGAGGGGGAGGAGGTTCATCAAGTACTTACCCTATGACGGGTGGAAATCAGGGTGGCGGAACCGGCGGTACAACCACTAATCCTAATGGATCAAATGCTACTTCATATGGAGGAGGCGGAGGAGGAGGAGGACAGAGTAGCAGTAATTTTGGGGGGAAGGGTGGTGATGGAATTGCGATTCTTTGGGTTATAACTTAATATTTTTATTTTAAATAAAAATCTATTTAAAAACGTACGGCATGATATGATATACTATCATGCCTTCCGCAATTGGTATTGATCTGGGAACTGTGAATAGCTGCGTCGGGGTCTGGCAAAACGGCAAAGTCGAAATTATCGCTAACGAGTGTGGTAACCGCATTACCCCCTCGTTCGTTTCTTTTACTGCTGACGAGCGTCTCATCGGTGACGCGGCCAAGTCCGCCATCGCCTCCAATCCTTCCAATACCGTGTTCGACGCCAAGCGTCTTATCGGCAAAAACTACAATGATACCCAAGTACAGGACAGTTTAAAGCACCTTTCGTATAAAGTTGTCAATAAGAGCAACAAGCCCATGATCGAGGTCGAGTTCCGCAACGAAACCAAGGAGTTTTCCGCGGAGGAGATTGGCTCCATGGTCCTCGGCAAGATGAAGGAGATTGCCGAGGCCTATTTGGGGGAGACGGTCAAAGATGCGGTCATCACCGTGCCCGCCTACTTTAACGATTCCCAGCGCCAGGCGACCAAGGACGCCGGGGCGATTGCCGGGCTCAATGTCCTCCGCATCATCAACGAGCCTACGGCCGCCGCCATCGCGTATGGTATCGACAAGAAGGGCAAGGGTGAGCGCAACATCCTCATTGCCGACATTGGTGGCGGTACCACCGACTTTTCCATTCTCACCATCGAGGATTCCGTGTTCGAGGTCAAGGCCACCGCCGGCGACACCTTTTTGGGCGGGTCCGATTTCGACAACAAGCTGCTCGATTACTTTTGCGAGGAGTTTAAGCGCAAGCACAAGAAGGATTTGCGCGAGAACAAGCGCTCGGTCCGCCGTCTGCGTACGGCGTGTGAGAGCGCCAAGCGTACCCTCTCATCCTCCACTGTCGCCAACCTGGAAGTGGACAGTTTGTTTGACGGCGTGGATTTCAGTGCTACCATTACCCGCGCCAAGTTCGAGAATTTGTGCGAGGACCTGTGTAAGAAGACCATGGTCTTCTTGGACCAGGTCATCGAGGACTCCAAGGTTTCCAAGGACCGCATTCACGAGATTGTCTTGGTCGGTGGTACGACGCGTATCCCCCGTATCCAACAATTGTTGTCCGAGTACTTCAACGGCAAGGATCTGTGTAAGTCAATCAATCCGGACGAGTGTGTGGCTTACGGGGCGGCGGTCCAGGCCGCGCTCTTGACGGGCAATGGTGACGAGAAGATTCAGGATTTGCTTTTGTTGGACGTCTGTCCCTTGAGCTTGGGTCTGGAGACGGCGGGGGGTGTCATGACCAAGTTGATTCCTCGCAATACCACGATTCCCACGAAGAAGTCGCAGACGTTTTCTACGTATGCCGACAACCAGCCGGGAGTGCTCATTCAGGTGTTTGAGGGTGAGCGCGCGCTCACCAAGGACAACACATTGTTGGGTTCGTTCCAGTTGGACGGTCTTCCCCAGATGCCGCGCGGCCAGCCGCAGATTGAGGTGTCGTTTGATTTGGACGCAAACGGTATCTTGAACGTGTCGGCCAGCGAAAAGTCCACGGGCAAGTCCAACAAGATTGCGATTACCAACGACAAGGGGCGTTTGAGTCCGGAGGACATTCAGCGGATGGTGGACGAGGCCGATCGTTTCAAGGACGAGGACCAAAAGGTGAGCGAGGCGATTAATTGTAAGTGTGAGTTGGAGACCTACATCCATTCCACGAAGGAGAAGTTGAACGCGGACGACGTCAAGGATAAGGTGGATGCGGACGATAAGAAGCGTTTCGATGAGAAGATTGAAGAGCTGGAGAACAAGCTCGCCAACCGCAAGGTGGAGGACATTGAGATTTACCGCGATTACCGTCGTGAATTGGAGACGATTTTCGGGGAGATCATGGAGAAGGTGTCGCCGGGTAAGGGCGCGAGTGATTACAGCAAGGAGGATCTACAGAACATGGTGAACGAGATGGAGAAGAATGGGGGAACTATGCCCGTGCCGCCGGTCAAGCCGGATTTCAACAACATGGCCTCTTCAGAGCAACCGCCCAAGATTGATGAGGTGGACTAAACTACAGGAACCCTGCGGGTTCCTTGTACGAACCTCCTCAGACCCCCAATGGGGGTCAAGGTTGTGCTCCTTCGGAGCACCGACCGCTAGGAAATACCCACCCTTCGGGCGGGTATAACGAGAAGTAAATTGCTAACGTTTTACAGGAAGGAGGGGGCGTGCGGGTCAGAGGTCCTTCGGACCTCAACCTTGAACACCGAAGGTGTTCTGAGGGGGACCTTGGTCCCCCGCAGCAAGATCGTAAGGTATTTGTCGTAAATATTCGCTGAAATTAAACAGACGTAAATCAGAAAAATTCTCCGATTTGAGAAACGTTTCCAACAACAAAATTTCGTCATCATTGATTTGGTAATCAATGTTGGTCAAATTCAAATAGTGCATGGGTTCCAACATGAACAGTCGTATGCGATGAAAGCGCAAGAGTTCGTCAGATAACCGCGTGTAGTACAGTTCTTCATTGCGCATCCCCATCACCAAATTTTCCCGCGGAAAATGAAGATGACAGACCCCATCATCTCCTTTTTTACATACATTGCGTTCACACTTGATACACTGAGTATAATTTGTAAAATGGGTATCATTATCCAAATACTCAATGTCGTCATCATTCATCGATTGAAATGCGATGGAATCCCCCACCACTTTACGTAAGATTTCCTCGATTTTCTCCATTTTCTGCGAATAAGAATAAGCCAGGTTCTCGAGCATATCTATAATCTTTAATTTATAGAATCTATGTTCGTATTGACTCAGCAACTCGCGGACCGTAGTACGAAAAATACGGTAAAATCGGCTCTCCATGTGAATATTGCGTATGGTTCTCACCCGTTTGTTGTTCGGGGCCACGCTTCCCACAATGACCTTGTCGGCTTCCAAATAATCCATGCTCTCCATTTCTTCCAATTCGTCGGCCACATTGTCCATAGCCGGAGAAATTTTCACATATTGTTCGGTTTCGGTCAATATGCCCACAATTTTGTCGTCGTCTACAATTTTAATTTTGGGAGAACATTTGATTTTACCCGCGGTTTTAACATATAGTTGATTGAGTTCCTGTACGGTAGTTTTGTAGTCTTTCCAGTCCTTGACTTGATCCACTAAAATGAGATCGACTTCGTCCAGTAGTGTCGATGGCGCACAGGGCACAAAGAACCGGGTCTGGCTGGGTTCTACCGCAGAAACTACGAACCCCACAATTTTCGACTGATAATTCATGACTTGAAGATGAATCACATAACCATGTTGTTCGAGTACCCCCGACATTTCCTTGGCAGACGTGTTGCGTTTAAATTGATACAAGTTCGGTAAACTGGACTGCGGTCGGCACTGTGTATTGACCGCCTTTTCCACCATATGAATAAGGTTCTCCATTTTACTGTCCAAGGATTTGGCCCCCGAATAAAACAGGCGATGAACGGCCACCTTTTTCTTGTTCTCAAACACGTAAATGGGTTCGTAGAAATCGCCGTCTTTAAACAGCATCCACGTTCCGCGCGTAGTATCGAACAATTTGGTCGCATATGCGCTGGTAGGACACACAATTTCCACTTGATTCGACTTGGGCAGGGTAAGAATCACCAGATTCAGTCCCGTCGGAATCAATTTCGGATTGGGTTGCGTGACAATATCCCACAAATACGTGTGGTCTAGGTAGGCGGTTTCGTCCAAAATATACCGCCGGAAAGCTTCAAATGACGCCAGTGTTTCTTTTAAAAACGCGACTTCTTCGGCATTCCCGCCGCTCTCCAGAATCTCCTTGACAAACCAAGAATTCTGATAATCCGGATGTTTGGGGTCAATATCGTCAGGCACGGACGTGGGTCGAAAGATGGCGACGAGGGCACCGTTGTGGTACTGTAAAAACATGTCCAGTGTAATCGAGTCTGCCACGATTTTTCGCATGGCCGCAATGGTCGGTTTGGTCTTCAGGCTGTGTAATTCACCGTAAAGATCGGCAATACAGCCCATGAAAGACTGGGCCTCTGACGTTTCTATTCCGTAGCGCAACAAACACTGTGTGTTGGCTTTGATCAATGCCGCGTTGGTTTTTTCCACACACTGGGTGCTGTCCGTCTTGAAAAATCGCTGGAGCACGTCGGGTAAAAATCCGAACCGATTGTCGGGAAGGGGTCGGCTATTGGCACTCATCACATAAACATTGATTTTTTGGGTTAATTTTGTCCCGTTGGTTTCCTTTTCGATGGCTTGTTGCCGTTTAAAGCAGCAAGGCAACGAGAATCCCTCCGGATGTTTGCCGGTCATCAATCCGGGGTAGTGGGTAATGTAGTTGCCCTTTTCGTCCAGATGTTCCTTGGGCGCATTGAATTCGTAAATAAATGCGCCTTTGGGCACCACTTTTGCCTTGGAAGGGATGATGGCCTGGGGGTTTGTTTTCAAGATTTCGTCCACCTCTTCTTGCGTCAAACTGGTATTCTCCTTGAGCGACCAATACCTTGGGCAAATGTACCAAAACTGTTTTTCGGGATTCGGGTCGGAGCCGTACCGAATCGCGGTACTGTAAGACCCGGGATGGGTCGCATCGATGCGATTTTTTTCACTCGTCGTCAACAGGACCGGTTGCCGCATGACGGCGGGCGGACAAGACTTGGAATACGGATTGAATTGGCCCTTTTCCTTTTTATACACCAAGGTCGAGTCATATTTTTCGATTTTTTCTTGAAAGGGGTTAGGGTTTTTAAGGGATTTTCCTTCCACGTTAATTTCCAGGGCCTCGTCGTCGTCATCGCCGGCACCACCACTCCGACCCCTCTCTCCTCCGCCTTCCACATCCATTCCAAACAAGGATTCGTCGTCGGAATCGTTTGATTTTTCTTTGGAAGCCGGTTTCTTTTTGGGGGGTTTCTTTTCGTTCTCTCCCGTTTTATTCTGTGGCCGTTCTTCGTCGTCCGCGTCTTTTTCATCGAAATCGAAATCGGATTCGTTAAGATCTTCATCCCCGCTCTCTTCATCCATCTTTTTGTCGTCATCGTCATCTTCATCGTCGTCGCCGACGTCCGGTTCTCCAAAAAAATCGGCATCGTCAGATTCTCCTACAAACAAAACTGGCTGGGCGACCTTGGCAATAAAATCGGCGTCAGTTGCGACAATGTTCTCAATACGCGGCGCATCCACTCCTTTATAATTGATGGATTTTTTACACTGATTGATGAAGGCGTCGACGGCCGGACCGGAACCGGGTTCTTGAAAAATACGTACGATGCTGTTTAAATACACTTTCAACATATCCACGTATTCCAAGGACGCAATCTGATCCACCGTGATTGTCAAAACATTGTCGGCCGGGTTGACCCGAATCGTGACCGGAAACCCCGCATTGTCCACCAGTTTCCCCTGTAACATGGTATGTTCTCCAAAAAATTTGATGGCGCGTTCACGGGCCTGTTCCTCGGTCAATTTAAATTCGCCCTTCAGTTCCGCAATCACATCCTCGATTTCGCGGGTTTTCGTGTACGTTTGACTGATGGCGAGCGATATGGGGTCCATGTCCTGGTAATTTTCCACCCGCTTAAATTTCAGACGAAGGCCGTGTTCCGACGCGACATCGCCCGCTTCCATATCGAAGATACTGGAAAGACAGCCCTTGTATTTTTTTATATCCATTTTTTTGCTAATGGGTAGTGTGGCCACGTACTGAATCTGTTCTATTTCTATGACGGGGTTCTCCATGTATCCGCCGAATCCATAACGTTCCGGCACCCGAATTTGGTACCCAGTTTCAAATAAAAACGCATTCAACTGTTCCAGAATTGGTTGAATGGTCTGTTTAATCAGGGGGAAAATAGAAGTGGGAGATACCGGTCGATCTAGACCACATTTCATCATTATTTTACCATCCTTGTTGAAATTCAAATATACGTGGAGGGGCATGTCTTCAAATTTTTGCCGTATGAGCAAAGTAATCTGCCCGGTTCTCCCCGTTTCTTTGGACAATTTCGATATTTCCGTGGCAGACAAGAGAGGTATTTTCTTGCCGTTGGTCGCGATTTTATCACTGTATAAACGATAAATGTTCTCACGTTTAAACCCCGGATTGTATTTAATAAATGGAATGTGGGGTAGAGCATGAATACGTTTGAAAATCGTGTCTAGTGGTAATACACTGGCGAAATCGGCATGTAGGATCATGCGAAACGCCTGGATACCACTAGATGTATATGCGATTGGAATAGTAGCCTGGTTCTCAATTTGATAAAACAAATCCACCGTGTCGTATAATTTCCAAATATTGGCATCCACGGTTTTTTCGTACGCGTCCAACAGGGTTTGTTTCTGTTCGGTCAAATTTTCCAGGCTCTTCACCCCCGTTTTAAAAAGAAAGGGAAAATACATCCGGAGAACATAATCCGAAGAAATACCGCGTTTTTCTGTAAACTCGAGAACACTCTCCGCCGTACAAACACATATCTCGATAGATTGGCCATACGTGTAATTCATTAAAAGCGAATTTTCAAAGGAGAAGAGGGGAGTTTTTTTCACATCGGGGAGAACCTGGGAAATGCGGTAAGGATTGGCGGAGAACAACCACTGGTAGGATGTTTCAAACCGTGACCCCAGGGGTACCGCCACTGTCCGGGAGGTTCCGATTTTCGCCTGAGAAAACACCGCCAGAAACTCGTCCAACGAATAATCTGTTTTGGCTTCGTCGAGAACCACATTTTCCAGTTCGAGCGAAGCACATACCTGTTGGATTTTACCGTGATCCATGGGCCGTTCTCCGTTTTTCGTGACATTTTTATACATCTCATTTAGATCCACATGAATTTTGTTTTTGGAGAACAAATACACCTCGGAATAAGAAAGCCGGTATTTATCCAGCATTTTGATTATTTTATTTTTAATGACACGGATAGAATCATCTAAATGGATTGTGGTGGTGCTGTCTAGCTGTGCGGGTTCGACCGTTTCTACAATTTCGCCGTCTTTTCCCAAAAGGATGATTTTGTAGCTATAGCTATAACTTTCGTTATCATTCAAAGACACGTCTGGCTCCGTACCACTGGCGGTTTTCGGTGCCGAAAACACGTTCAGTATATTACCCATACCGCTCATGAATGAATCTGCGATAGATGCCATACCGATGGATGTAATATGTAACTATATAAACTATTTACATATTTATTTACCTGGGAATGGATAATGCCGGGGTCAAATTCTTACAGTGTACATGAAGGTTATTGATTTTAATGTAGTGTCCGTCAATTAAAAAGTAGGGAATATGGCGTTTCTGGTCGTCGGTTCTCCAGACAACTTGGTTCAAATAGACGGTATAATCAATAAACGAATGCCGGTTTTTGGTACCCACTACGGTAGGACAATTCTTATTACCCGTATCACTACCATACAACATGATACCAATTGCCGCGGCATCAAATATCGTTTTATGATATTTTTCGTAATTCTCCGAGGGATACAATACTGGACACTGCGCCTCTGGCCATATAGTCGGAAGGAATTGAATGGTATTGTCGTTCTTTGAGAGATAGTACTTGTACAGTAAGACCATTTCGGACATCCAGACCTCTGGATCGACCACCCATTGGTGTATAAATTGAATGGTGTAATTTAGCAGGTCGTCCAAGACAGCCGCGTTTTTAATATACGTCACCCCCGAGGATGCGCGTTCGTAATTATCAAACATAAAACACATGTTCCACTTTTGAAATTCGGACAACCAGACGCGCGGATCGTCATAAATCAAATTGTCGAGTTCAATGAAAAAACAGTCGGTTAAGTTGCGCAATTTCATGGCATTTCCCAGTAGGAAAAAACGTTCGAAGCACCGAACAAACAGCAATTCACGGCCCTTTAACTGGGGTAACACTATGAATTTGTTTCGATTTTGGTTGAAACACTCGATGAATTCGTGGGACTTGACTTCTTCATAATTTATGGGGATGACGCGGTATTTTCCCTCTAATATAGACAAGTAGGGGGAATTCATATCGTCCAAGATGATGACAATGTCACCGTCATAAAACAGTCGTAGTTGATGAACACAATCCAGTACATATTCTGGCAATTTACCGGCGAAACTTAATGCCACAAACATTCTGGGGGCGGGTCACCAAATATAAGTTGATGGTGCCCACAATCTATATATGGTTTACGGCGATTTATTGTTTTCGTGGGGGTCCGCAATGATTTGTTGAATGTAGTGTTTCAACGTTAAATGTGTATGGCACGAATCAAAATCCATTCTTGTGTAGGTATACTCATCAAGCACCGTGTTGGAAAATTCGGACCACGTGTTTAACAGTATCATGGGTAATCCCGTTTTTTGCTGAATATTGACGGAAAAGGGGGTTCTCAACATGATGGGTACAATTCTCAAATAGAAACATTCCCACATTCGGTGGGTGTCTAGCCCGTTGCCCTCGGGGCAAATACAGTATCGGTATTGTATCATACGAAGCAAATTTTCCATCGGAGATACCATCGGTAAATACTCGACCAGATTGGAGAGTTCTTCGTAACATTTCAGGCGTTTTTCCTTATTGGTCTCGATTTTAAAATTCATGTAGACCCCCCGGCTTTTGACCATGGGCAAATTATAATTGTTGAAAATGTATTCAAACATTTCGAGGTTGCCGTGGGGCCATTGGCGGTTCGCGATGCCGATGGGGAGAAAATACAAATTGGGGTGACCATGGAGATAACCGACATTTTGGGCGTGCCAGCGCAACACCTTGGGATGGTTCAATATCGCGTTCACGGTGGGTTCGTTCACGATATTTGCGTCGGAATTGTGTGTGATCAGTATAAAAGGGTTCACAAACCAATCGATGATTTTTTGAAATTCCCTTAGGAGATCTCCGTAACAAAACACGATGCGCGGATTATTGTACGGCATTTGACGGTTGAAATCTGCCAAATGCTTTTGTTTTTCTATTTGAGGCGTCATCATCGGGTTATACTGAAAATAGTAGGTAGTGCCAATATAAACATCGGCCACATTTTGTAGGCGTTCTCCCGAAATAAGTTGGGTGGTAGTATACATAATCGAGATATATACAAGTATTTATGTCATTATACACAAAAATACTTGTTTTTTGTTGTTTTGGTAGGTTCTCTCCTTTTACAAAATAAAAGGGGACGAGATGTGTTGTTCCTCGGACCCATCGCACGCGGGATCAACGCCGGCGGCCTTTCCAGTTTCAAATGGGGGAGAACCATCTACAAATACCTGTAATTTACGTGTTTTTTTAATTCTTTGGTAGGTTCTCCCCTTTTATTTTATAAAAGGGGGTGAGATGTGTTGTTCCTTGGTTACAAACCGCGAGGCGGCGTTCCTGGTCGCCTTTTCAGGTGGCTATCAGGGAGAACCTATCTACAAATACTTGTTTTTACGTGTTTTTTAATTCTTTGGTAGGTTCTCCCCTTTTACAAAATAAAAGTGCCCGAGATGTCTTGTTCCTTGGTTACAATCCGCGAAGCGGCGTTCCTGGTCGCCTTTTCAGGTGGCCAATCGGGAGAACCTATCTACAAAATACCTGAAAATCATATGTGAAGGAATTATATATAAAAAGTCGGTATATAGTATACATACGATGAATAATTATATAACAGCCCGCCCATTTAATGACGGGTTTGGGAGTCAATTTCAAACTCTACTTTATGCGATTATTTTTTCTTTTTATGACGAGAAGGAATTTGTATACACACCTCTGGATTACGTAGAACATAATTATAAGGATGACCCGAATTTCAACGAAAATTTGGAGAACCTGATGAATATAAGGTCCCATTTTAAAAACATTGGCGATTTTGACGAAAATGAACGAAACAATATTATATCATACGAAATACCGCCAATAAAGGACAAAATGGACGCAAATATCAGACAATTTATGACAGAAACCACCCTGAAACGAATACGTGCGATGTTTTGGGGAAACAAGGAACGCGATTACTTTAAAAATGGTAAAGTAAATGTCGCTATTCACATTAGAAGGCCCAATGAATACGATGAAACTATTTTGGACGAGCATCAGAAGCAGATGGGTTATTTTCAAAGGTTCAATACCAACGAGTATTTTTTGAATATTATAAATAACATACGGAATAAACACGCTGAAAAAGAACTGCGATTTCACATTTATTCGCAAAGTAACATTCGATCCAATTTCGATTGTTTTATTCACGAAGATACCGAATTACATATTGACGAAGACATTTGTTCAACATTTATGGGGTTGGCCGCGGCAGACATACTCGTGACATCGGCAAGTTCGTTCAGTTATGTCGCAGGCCTACTCAATTTCGGTACCGTTGTGTATTGTCCATTTTGGCACCCGCCGGCGCCGGGATGGGTCACAATTTAGACCACGAAAGATTTTCTCACCCATTGTATATCAACATGACGACGATCATTACGCGCGACGACCTACATAAATTATATACAAAAAACAGGAAAGTATTCACCGAACAAAACATCCAAGCGTATGTTCAGTGTATTGTAAGAAGGGTGTTACTGTTCAACGAGAAAGGTCACACGACGTATAGCCATTTTTTCAATAAAGGTAGCGGTCTGGAAGACCGTCCCGAGGTTGTCCAAGAAATAGCGCGAAAAATACAGGAAATCTTTGTAGACAGTGACGTTATTTTTTATGCAAAGGGTTCTACCGATTCTGGTACAGGGTGCCAAATTGTTATCAATTGGGAAAAAAATATAGAATAATGATAATATAATACAACACATTATCATTGATGGAAAGTTACCGCGCACGACGTGAATTTCTAAAAGGGCGGATCGATTTCCATTTATCATCGTTTGGGTTTGGCGTCTACTGCGATTATGCGTTATGTAATCGTATCGACGGCGGAGAAGGCCATGCGCAGATCAACCGAGAATGTCTGTATAATTTGAACGACGGCGACAAACTATTTATCAACGCTGCCTATTTGCCCAACATTGACCAAGTATTTGACGCGGTTATCCAAATGCTGAGAACCCGAAACATTCGTCTGAATTTTTATATCATGTGTGAACCCAAATTACCCTACCCCTACGTTGCGGCCATTTTACCGCACGCGCATCACATATATCTTATGAACAACGAATACGACCACCCGCAAATACATCACATGCCCATTGGCATTCGCGACGGCGAAGAAGTACGTCCGGGTCATCGCCATTTCACGCAAAAGACCCTTCTTGAAGAGGGAAGATGGGTGCGCGACAAGAAATATTTGTGTTTATTATGTTTTTCGTCGGGTCCAAGTCGGGCCGAGTGTGAAAAGCCTTTGGAAAACCAGCCGTTTGTTTTGAACCTGAACAAGGAAGTATTCCCCCCTCAGCCGTCCATACACTGTGGAAAAGTGCCGGTGTGGATCAACTACGAAAAGACCCACGAATCGTGGTACGTTCTCTCGCCCCCGGGCGCAGGTATCGACTGTCACCGGTTTTACGAGGCCATTTACTTGGACGCGATTCCGATTGTGAAACGTACCGGGACGGCGTTTGATAAATTGTACCACGCATTTCCCTGTTTGATGGTGGACGAATGGAGCGATGTTACCGAACAATTGTTGGAGAACATGAAAGAACCCATGATGAATCGTCTGGCGGCATTTAAAGAAAAGTATCCGAAATTTATGACCGACCTGGAGAGCATTTCAGAATTACTGTTACAAACCTAACTCATCGACTCTTCCAACTCTTGGGCGCGATATTTAATCCATATATTTTGATAAAGCATGATGGCAATTTCTTTGGCGGCAGAATGAAATACATCTACATGTAGTTTCGTATCGTCGTCCAACACATATTCGGCGGTTTCGCTATTCATAAGCGGTTCATATTCATTCCAAGTTTCAATATGTGCCAGCGCTTTTTGACGCGTGTTGGAAGAGACGTTGACCTCTTCGTCACATCCCACCTTCATGTATTTATGAAAACAATCATTGGCCAATTGTTTCATATGACGGTTACCTTCTTTCGACGATTCGATCAAGGCCTCGGTACACGCTTTACGGTAACCATTGACTGCCAAAAGAAAATCGACATTTTCAACGACCAGAGCCTTGGCGGCGTAGTCGCGCAGTTTCTTTGATCTTTCGTCATCCGCCAAAGCATGATACATGTCTTCCAATTCGGGTTCTTCGTTTTTATAACCCGGTCCGTCCAGCGTATCAAAAGACGTGAGTGAAATGGTGGCAGACTGTTTTCTTTCCGGTAAGATTTTCGAGATGCGGTGTATAAATCGACTTATTAGTATGTCCAGCAATTTGGGCATCCAATGACGATAACAGCGGCTTATTAGAATACGGAAACAGAATAGGGTGACCCCCACCGAAATGAAAGACGTACGCACCACATATGTAGTTGAAACATTCAGCCCTAATAACTGTATCATATAGGCAATAGCCACGCAAAACCAGAATATAACAAATGCTTCTTTCAATACCATTCCGTCGCGGAATTCTCCGGTGCCATTGCGCACACTGATGACCGATCCCGCGGAAAAGAGAACGTGTCCAATAACGAGAATATACGCAACCGGTACAGTGTTGGAGTTCCATACACAGGTGTATATGTCCAACGAAGGCCGGTAGCGATCCATGACCGTTTTTATCAATATGGGGGGGTTTAATAGACTTACAAAAAACAATACCACCGCGGTCAGTGATGTCCAACCTAAGGAGAGGATGAGCATGCGTTGATGTGTAAGACGTTTCAAGCGGTGTCTATCTTCCGAGTGTAAAAACACGGATAACCGATACGCTTTCATGTTCATCATCATGATGACAAAACTCATAGGCAAATATGTGAGCCATAATAGGGTTCTACATTGTGCGAGATTCATGTCGGATTGCCATAAAAATACACATGCCCATATGGTAATGATACTCGAACCACAGACAGAAATCATATGTATGGGATGAAGCATGCGCACATCGGGTTCATCTCTATGCACCCATAGGGTCACCACCATTGTCAGTAACAGTGTGGTACAAAGTGACGCAATGACAATACAAGACGTGAGATTGGCATCTTTGGCGAGGGACCAGCGATAATACCGTTCGTCCCAAGTAGGGATCGGATATATAACGGGATGTTGGGATTGCGCGGGTGGTGACACGATATAAGGGTTCAATTGGCCGGGATACAGTTGAATGGCGATGGTGGGGGTGGGTGTATTTACCCGATGAGCGTCGAATATTACTCGTCCGTACATGCCCGATACCTGAGCATTGATTAACATGGCCGTGATATCCGCACCATGAATTTCGTGACCGCGCATCATATTCGTATTTTGTGTGACACGATAGATTGCGCCTTCCAATAGGTCGAGGGCCGCCCAATATCCGTTGGATTGATAAGGTGGAAAAGTACCCGTGATATTCATGTACCATTCACTGAATAGCGCGACACTCGATGGTGCGCTCGGAGTAGACCCGAAAATCATGGCTTCATTTACTGTGGTCATGGGACGGTCTGGACGAAACACGGTTCCGTAAGGCAACATGTCTTCGGTATAATCCGAGCCCTTCAAATTAGGATGTGTAAAGGTGGGTTGGGTAATGTAATCAATCCAGCCGTGTGAAATGAAATCCTGTATTTGATTTGTTCCAAAGCAGTCGAGTAAGGTGAATGATTTGGATAAATACCGGGCGGTTTCAAAATAGGGCATTGGAAAGCGATTGTAGCTCACGGTATCGTTGAACGTACAGCTTTGCCAATCGCACCATAGAATTACGTCCGGTTGAAGGTGGCGAAGCGTTTGAACGATAGATGTAATATCCGATGCGGTGCTGTTGCTATATAAATCGTAATGCGCAATGTGATTTATACCGCGCGAGACACCTAAATATTCCGCGGACCCATAACACGACCAATAATTATATCCGGCATCCGCCTCGTCGGAATATGCCACGGTTGCGATACTTTTTACGCCGTTCTCAATATAGGTGTCCATCAAGGAGCGAAAGGTGTACATCGCCGGAGCTTCAATATAAAACGCGGTCGTGTGATTGGGTTGTAAATCATATTGAATCGGATGGGGGGTGGTAGACGTAAGAATGTAGGGTATATTTTTTTGTGACGCAATGGGTGCCAATCGCTCACCGACGTTGCCTTCGGGAGCCATGATGGCCGATACTTTGGGGAGTTGCTGTAACCGGTTTGTCAAAAATGCGGCACAGTAACTCACATTACTCTGATAATCCACCAATTCTACGTTGGCGTTGAATGGCCAATCCGGTACATATTTGGCCTTGTATTTTAGATGGTCTGACCAATAGTTGATCATTTTATCGATGCCGTAACCATATGAATAATCCCCTTGACTGGACCAGAGGGCTAGAATAGTTACGTTGAAAAGCATTTAATCGCAGTATGATAGAAATATATAATAGACAGATTTTTTTACAAAAAAAATAATTCATGAGTGAAAATTATTTGATGTACACCTCGATTGTACTACATTCTCTCTGTTACATACCGATTGTTTATGCCGATGTGAAAAACAAAAATGCCAATATGTACAATTTGCCCGACCGGTTTATCTCGATACTTGCTATAATATTTGGCGGCGCTTATGCTTACCGTATCAATAACACGACATTGATGCTGAATTACGTGGTTTTTTTGGTATTGGAATCTGGAAATATATGTACCAAATTATATTTTATTCGTAAAAATAATCCAGATCTTTGTATGATAACGTTCATGAAGGCGCGAGCAACAGAAACGATTGACGAAAGTCCAGACGAAAGTGACTGTAGCAAACCGAACGCGATACCCATGTAATGTGCGACGAGGCTGCGCTATTCAAAAAATCGCGGATCTCAGATGGCAATGTCGCACGTCTGTGAAGTCACACTATTGTTCACATATTTTCCAAATTCGTCGTCCCCAAAATCAGTAAAGTGTCCAAGTTCACAAATTATAGCATGTTTTATCAACGTTACATTTGGGCGTGAATTTCTTTTCAATACGCAAACACGTACACGTAAATTATATCACCCGGTCATAAACAATGACCGTAAAAATACCGACAAGTTCTTTAAAATACCTCATATCAAATTTTTCTTCGCGCTCACTTGGTGAAGATTGACCATTTAATTCAAAGAATATATTTCCATTTTCCAAGGGACGAATATCATAATGATGTAACAATTTACTCACTATTTTATTAATTATTTTTATATTTTTAATAAAAATCCCACATTTTAATTGATTGTCGGGGTTTTCTTCATAGAATTGTATGACAATGTCCGCATTTTCCTTTTGACTATCAATGTATTTATAATAATCTTCTTTTCTCGAATTAATTTGCTGGATTACCCTTTCCATACTGTGACCGCGCTCATCAACATCACGCTGGATTTTCCATTTCTTGATTAATTCACGGTCAGTGTCCATAAAAACTTTAATATCAATAATGTCGTTCATTTTCTGATTATACAGCGTGTGTAACCCACACAAAATAATGTTATCTTTGGATTCAATCAATTGTTTGTTTGTAAATTTGCCTGTAGTATGATCATAATCTACTTGATAAATATCATTGCCTATTTTTAAATTATAGACATCATTCGACATTAATTCTAAATGGTTCGCATCCGGATTTAAATGTGTTATGGTTTGATAATTTTCATTTCCACGTTCCCATTTATGATACCGGTCCGTTTCGAGGTTAATTAGTTTTGATTCTGGAAACAGTCCCATCAAATGTTTCATGAGGGTTGTTTTGCCGGATCCCGAATCGCCCGATATGGCGATGATATTACACTTTGATAACACTAATTTGTATTGAATATCTAAAAAATCATAGGAAATGTCATACATCTTAATGAGGTTATACGTCACAATACCAGCATAATTATTCCCTCCACAATATGAATGAGTCGCCTCGGTGTATAAATCGCGCAAATAACGCAAGGAACTGAAATTTCGGGTAACAATAATGTCTTCATTCACCTTCTTGGAAACATCTTTGGTATACGGATTCAAATGGTTGGATGAAAAATAAAGTTTTTCGGATTCAGAATCAATGTCATCTAAGAAATCGATATTATTTAATATACAATCGCTACGTATCACAATGTAATAATCATATCCCGGAGATAACAGATGGACCCCCATGGATATTTTTTTACAATAATTGACCGAATTGCGGTATTCGGTGTTTTTATCAGATTCTAGCAGCAAAATATTTTGTAATGACGAAAGTTTGTCTTCTTTTAATAGTTCATAAATATTGTAATTTACATATTCCGTTTCACTGTCTTGCTCAATACTCGAACAAATAGAAAAGTGTACCTCATATTTTATATCATGAAACAAGGTCTTCATGTTATTTATCACTAAATCCAAACATCTCGGTAAACCGCACACCAAAACGCATACTTTCGTTTTTTCCATCTTGTATTGTGTAATTTACGATATGCTTTTATTATTTTTGAAATAATCAAACCAATATTCGTATGTTTTGTAATCATTCGGCGTTCCCCAGCAAAGATAATTGTCCACGTTGAATATTTTACATTTGTATCCCATTTTTACCAACGGTTCGATCATATTATCTACATAAAATTCTCCGTTGGTTCTCAGATTGTCGCGATAAATTTTATCAAGACCCTGTAAAAAATATGCACCTTTTTTAAACAACATGGTGCCTATGATGGCGTAGTTGTTTTCACAATCTTCAAACGGTTTTTTAATAGAAACTCGGCGAATATACTGATTTTCGTCCACATCCAACCAGGCGTACATGTGCGGATACAAGCGGCTCGTCGGGTTGTTGGAAAATGACCACACGATGATATCTACCTCGGGATCATTGACCAATTTGGTGTAAGCGTCCATGTCATAATATACACCATTATCGCAGGCCGAAATCATGACGGGTTGTTCTTCAGATGAAACATTACCCAATATAAATGCCTGTTCGCAGGTACACGCCTGCCCTTCAGTAACATAATCAATACCTATGAATTTGGATTCAGGGTATCTCGATAGAATCGTTTGTTGAATGTTATACGAGACCATATGTTCATTTTGACAAATGAATATTTTATGGGTAGTATCGGGTAAATCGGCGACGGCTTTGACGACCATGGGAACACCCTCGACATTGAGCAGCGGCTTGGGGGTCGTATATCCTACCGAGAAAAAACGGCTTCCCGCACCAGCCATTGGTAAAATGAGGGTAGTATTTTCATGGTCTTGGTAGTTGCGTTGAAAATCAGTATTTCGGTGTAAAAAATAGTTGGACCATACCAAGTATTCTTCCAAATCTTTGGGCGTTCCCCACTGTAACATTTTTTCGATTTCAAAAATGCGGATTTTCATGTCGTCTTCTCGCATCAATTGATACACCATGCTCACATAGAATTCATTATTCACATGTATGTTTTTGTCCACCAATGCCTGGAAATATTTTTTCACGACTTTTCCTGATTTGAAATAATAGGTTCCGTTGGACGCATACTCGTTCATCTTGTTCTCGGTAAACGGCTTTTTTTCTTGAATTGCGTCCATAAACATGTTCGTTTCTTTTACAAACGCGTAATTGTCACTGCCCAACATGTGTGGATGGAAACCACGATAACATGCGATGGAGCCATCCGCGCCATATCTGCGTACATCATTTAAAAACGCGGCGTAATCCCATTTTGTCCCATAATCGCAGTAAGACACAATGATTTCTTCGTCATCGTCGATGAATGATTGCGATTGTAACACAGCGTCAACCGGACCATTGCGGTCATTCACAGAAACTTCCACTATCGAACAATTTGGTACTATTTTGGTTAGTATGCCTCGCATGTCCGTGGTTCTCAGATGTTCATCGTTACATATGAATGTGAATTTATGTTCTCCTGGGAACAAATTGACTACGTGTTCAATAATGGGCTTGTTTTCTACCGTAATTAATGGTTTGGGGTCACTATATCCAGCATCTTTGAACCGCTTTCCGATCCCCGACATGGGAATAATAATATGCATGATGTATATTATTATTTTATGTTACGTTTATTATGTTTTACAAAAACTCCTGATCATAACCTTTGTTGTTAGGAAATTGTCATCGCTCTCTCTACGCAAAATTTCCCCGGTCTAAAAATCCTCCTTGACCATATAACATGTCGGAGCAATCCAATTCGTGCTTTTTAAATTATATTTTAATTTTGTTTCTTTCAGAAATTTTTCGACACCACACGATTCACTAAATTTGTGATACTCATATTCATCAAATACTATTATTCCGCCTGGTAATAATCTATCCCAAAAGTATCTCAAGGTTACATAAGTCGGCCTTTCGATATCGACATCTATATACAATAATGAAATTCTAAATCCAGGATTATCAAGCAAAAATTGCGGTATCGTTTCTTCGACATCACCCTTTACAAGCATAAATTTTTTATCCAAATTCATATTGTTCAAGTTTTCTGTTACATTTTCTATCGTTCTATCACACTCGTTTACTCTCGAATAAACAACATTCATCATATCCTTATCATTTTTACTATCCTTATCTAATATTTCTTGGCTATCAGATGGTTCAAAAATATCAAATCCAATTATTTTCTTATTTGAGTTTGGACAATAGATATCCACAAATTTGGAAAATGTAGCAATACCCGAACCTTTAAATACACCTACTTCCACAATGTCACCGGGTAAATGATTCGTTTTTTCAAAAAAACTAAATCTGTGTAATAATTTGCCCAACAATTTTGTATCAGTAGAAAAAATAAATTCATTAAATGTTTTATAATGTTTCTCTAACGGAATATTTTTATTGTTGTTATTACAAATATGTTCCATTATACATTTATAACAATAAAAACGCTTTATATGTAATTCACCGAAAACTATTTTTTCTGCGCAATTTCTCCTCCTCCATTGTTTGTAATTTTAAAACATCATTTTTAATGGAGACCAATTCCGTTGTATCATTCATCCGTTTTACACAACAATATAAATCGACATAGGATTGTAGTATTTCGATCAATGAATAACATTTGGTCACGTTTTCCGTAGATACATACACATTACCATCGTATAAAATAACATCATAATCCTCTGTAAAATTCGTTTTGAGTGAGTATACTTCGGCAATTTTTTGTACAAAAACCGCCAAATCAGGGAAACAAAAAATCATATTTTTGATTTTGTCATATAAATGACCGAAATTGGTACATTTTACAACACGGCTTTCGTCAAACATATGAGACATTGTAATACAGTTCCTTTCTCGGTTTATTTTTTCCGAGTCAACGAGAGAACGATTTTTTCCGCAAAAATACTCAAACAAATACTCGTAATAAA